TCCCTAGATTCATCAAGCACAACACCTTCGGGAACATAAAAGAAAGAGTAGAAATTTTCAGAACTAAGTAAAGTCGGGATATTTTGCAATATATACATTAAATCCATGTGTATTTGATATCTTTCATTTATCGCTTTAGACACCATTAAACACACTTCAACGTCTGCAAACATACTTAACAGGTCGACGCAAGATCTTCTATATTCTTCTAGATGCTTGTATGAAACTAAATCACACCTACCTAACTTGACAAAAAATTTTATTGGATCGGGAACAAAATGTATTGAATTTTTATGGGCAACAAGAAATTTCGAACAAAAATATGGAAACTGATACTTATAAACTTTAGCTTCCAAGTTGAAAACGCGAGCGAACTTGTCAACATCGTAATAGTACTCTTCTTTGAACCATATAACAGAATCATCACCAGAAAAGACAGCATAAGAGATATTTTCAGCAGGAATAACTGAGAGTAGTACAGCTATAAGATAGCAAGTATTACCAATAAACGTAGAAGCATCACCTGATTTACGTTGGGTAAATATACGCGCTTTTAATCCCGTCAATGAATCACGCAATTCTGAGAGAAGATGAGCTCTCTCCCAGAGTTTAATTATACGCGGATCGACGCCTAAAAATTGCATGAGTTTCTTTTCAAACATAACCATCAAATACTCTTGAGATTTATCATATTTGGAGATATCTACCTCAACATTGAGTTTTTCAAAAAACCCAAAAGTCTTGTTGGCGTCTGTGAGTTTCTTTGAGAACTCCGCAACGGAAATATCACCAAAAATAGCAAACCTAGGAGATAATAGCTTATATATTAAATCGCGAATGTCCTTCCAAACTGAACAAAATATGGCGTTAATACACTTTTTCTGGTAGACTATAGTTTGCAAAGCAGAGTACTCCAAGACCTTATTTCTATCAACGACAACTTTAACATCGGGTTTTATTCCCAACTCATAATGAGTAAGGTCCATAAGTTCTAATGGAAGGTCACCAACCAGTTGGTCGATGTTAAAGTCTTGTTTCTTAAGCCATTCTGATATCTTATAAGAGCAGACATTGATGTTATTTCTGCTATCGATTTCAACTTTATCACACGCGGAAATGAAACTATCAAACATCATTTGAGAAACAGACCCGTAGTCCAT